AAACATACTTGGGTCAAGTCATTCATGAAGGATGAAGGGTATGCCTGTGAAGGTTTAAAGCATGCCCGTGGAATAAATAGTCGGACGGACGAGTACAAGTGTGCCGTCGGTCCCATTTTCCACTTGATCGAAAAAGAGTTGTTCCAACACCCCGCTTTCATTAAGAAAGTTCCCGTCAAAGACCGGGCCGCCTACATCATGGAGAGGTTATATAGAGAAGGAGCTACTTATATGTGTACTGATTATACAGCATATGAGGCCCATTTTACCAAAACAATGATGATGGCTGGGGAGTTTAGACTCTACAAGTATATGACCAAATTTCTCCCCGAGAAGAAAGACTTCGACAAGCACATGGACGAAGTTCTCTCAGGGAAAAACCGACTCACTTTTAAGTTTTTCATAATGTGGATAGAAGCCACAAGGATGAGCGGTGAGATGTGCACTTCACTTGGAAATGGCTTTTCCAATCTGATGTCTTTTCTTTTTGCCTGTCATAAGGCAGGGGGAGAAGGCAGATGCGTGGTTGAAGGTGATGATTGTGTGGGCGACCCAGGAGACGTCGTTCCCACTGCAGAGTTCTTTAAACGCATGGGCTTGACTATCAAACTAGAAAAAGTTGTTGATATAGCTCGTGCATCGTTCTGCGGTCTCATCTTTGACCCGGTGGAGTTACAAATAGTAACCGATCCCAAGAAGGTTCTCGCTTCTTTTGGGTGGACTTCTAATCGGTATGCTCGAGCCCAGCCCTCTAAATTCAAAGAATTGTTAAGATGCAAAGCATTGTCGCTTGCATCCCAGTACCCTGCTTGTCCAATTGTGACGGAGCTAGCTCACTACGCTTTGCGTGTGACTAAGCATACCACGATTTCAGCTAAAGTGTTCTGGTCCATGGATTTATATCAGCGAGAGAAGCTGCTCCAAGATCATAAGTGCAAGGTCACAAGTCGTGGCTTGTACTTTTACGTAACAGACATCACTAAACAAGAGCCAGGACTGCGGTCCCGTGTCTTAGTTGAAGAAATGTATGGCATAACCATTCCTCAGCAGTGCGAACTAGAGGAACTGTTGCGGTCAAAGATCGACCTAAACCCCATCGAAGTTAGCATCATAGACTTTCCGCAGTCATGGAGCGATTACTTCCAATGGTATGCTTTATTAGTCCAGTACCGGCACGGCCGGCTGGACGATCCCGGTGCGTTGTGGTTTAAACGCCCTGGGTTCGCAAAGGAATGGTAGTGCCTTGAAAATACCCGGCCCGCATGGGGGATCCGTAAGAGAATTTCTAGACGTTCACCTGTAGATATGCCTGCATTAAGTTGCAGAAACACCCTACGGCATCTGGC